CGGCCGAGCACTCGACGATTCCGCTCAGCGCCCTGGCTGCCGCCACCGCGGCGATCAACATGGGCGGCTTCACCGTCCAGAACGTCGGCACCCCGGTCAACGGCACCGACGCGGCGAACAAGACCTACGTCGACAACATCTCGGCGGGGCTGTCGTGGAAGGAAGCGGTGCGGCTCGCCAACCCCTTGGGCGTGAGTTACGGCTCCCCGGCCACCTTGCTGGTCGTTGATGGAGTGACGCCAGTAGATGGCGATCGCATCCTGTTGACCGATCAGCCCAGCACCAGTCAGAACGGCTTGTGGGTTGCGCACACCGGGGCATGGACGAGGCCGACCGACTACGACGCTGCCGGTGAAGCCGAAGGTGCAGCGGTGTTCGTCATGGAAGGTGCGACCCGAGCGGACACGGCCTGGGTGTGTACGACCAACGCTCCGATCACGATTGGCACGACGGGGACAGCCTGGGCGCAGTTCGCTGGTGGTGGTGCCGTGACGGCCGGGGCCGGTATGACGCAGAGCGGCAACACGCTCAACGTCATCGGTGACGCCTCGATCGCCGTTACCGCCGACTTGATCAGCCGTGCTGCGCTGATTGGCGACGTCACCGCGCCGTTGGGGTCCAATGCCATGACGATCGCCAACGGCGTGGTGACCAACGCCAAGTTGGCCAACATGCCCGCCCTCACGTTCAAGGGCAACCAGACGGGTAGCGCTGCGGCACCGCAGGACCTGACCCCGGCGGACATGCAGGCCAACCTCGGTTACTTGAAGAAGGCCGTCACCGGTTGTGCGGCTGCGACATCGACCGTGTTCAACCACAACATGGGGAGCAGCACCGTTGCGGTCACCGTGTATCGGGCGGCTGCGCCGATGGATGACGTCGAGTGCGACATCGAGCGCACCACGATCAACAGTGTGACCGTCCGCTTCGCCGTCGCCCCAGCAGCCGGGGACTACTGGATCATGGTGATGGGATGAGCAAGAGGTACCTCACCCCGCTCGTCCTGCCAGCCGATCCGACGCAACTGTTGGAGGCGGCGACCAAGCAGTACGTGGACGCCAATGCGAACAACGAGGTGTACGTCGGGCCGACCGATCCGGGTGCGACCTACGAGTTGTGGGTGGACACGTCCACATGAGGGAGAACGACTGATGCCCACCCTGAAGGCACGAATCGGCGGGGCGTGGGTGCCTGTCGCGGGCGGGTCCGATGAGGTGTCGATCGGCCCGAACGACCCCGGCGATACGACCACCGAACTGTGGTACGACACCGACGAACCGAACCTGTACGAGCCGGACACGTCGCGGTGGAACACGGCGTGGGGCATCGTCGGCGTCGGCACGTTCTCCGCTGGTCAGGGTGCTGGCTGGGTGGCCGGGTCCTTCATCACCAATCCGCTCACCTTGACCTTGGTGAACGGGCGGAGGTACCGCGTCAACTGCGTCGCCAGGGCCGTCAGTTCCACAAGCTCGGTCGCCTTCTCGTTGCAGTTGTGGGACAACGGCGTCGCCCAGTCGGAAGATGAGTGGGTCCAGATCCTCAACGTCGGATTCAACCGCGTCAAGATGGAGTCCCTGCGGGTCGGAGACGGGGCGGCGCACACCTTCCTTTTCAAGCCTGTCGGCGGCTTCGCCGCGGGGACCGTTGCCGGTTACCCGACGTGGTTCTACGTCGAGGACGTCGGCCCGGTGTCGCTGTCGTCGAACCCGCCCGCCCAGCCGCCGAGCGTGTGGACGGCGGTGACGTACCAGAACGGGTGGACGGATTTCGACAGTGCTCGAACAGTGCGCTACCGCATGTTGGGTGACATGGTGCAAATTCAGGGGTTGATGAAGGGCGGCACGGCTGCCGTCGGCACCCCAGCGTTCGTCCTGCCTGTCGGGTACCGGCCGCGTGCCGACGTTCAATTCATCGTTGCGGCATCTCCGACCTCAGGCATCAACAACGTGTGGGTGAACAACGTCGGAGTCGTCAGTACCGCAGCGATCGGTGCTGGAACAGCCAACGGATATGTCTACCTCGACGCAGTTGCATTCCCGGTGACGCCATGAGCGGAGTTCTCAAAGCCAAGGTCGGTGGCCAGTGGGTGCCGATCATCGGGTCGGGCATGTCGGGCGAGGTGGCCCGGTGGAACAGCGCGTGGGGCGTCGTCGTGCAGGCGGTGCAGACAGCGGCGCAGAACGGGATGGGTGCGACGGCGACCGATATCACGGGGTTGACGGTGACGTTCGTGCCTGTCGTTGGACGGCGCTACAAGACGACGCTGTCGTTCATGGGATTGCAGAATGTCGGCAACTCCGTCACTGTCCCGGTGATCGCTGACGGGGCGAACGTCGTCAAGCAGCAACGCAACGACACGATTAACTCAGGCTGCTATTTCCACGCCAACCTCTCGGTGGTCGAGACGTTCGCCACAGCGACGGCGGTGGTTCGCAAGGGGCGGTACAGCACCACCCTCGGGAACACCGATCTGATCGTCGATTCGACCCTCTTCCCGAACTTCATCGTGGTCGAGGACGTCGGCCCGGTCACGCCGTCAGCCGTGGCACCGCCCAACCCGACACCGGCGTGGATTCCGCTGACGTTCACTGGGACGTGGGGGAACGCCGACACGACGAACTACAACACCGCCGCGTATCGAAGCATCGGGGACATCGTGTATCTGCGGGGCTACGTCAAGAGCACCAGCACTGACTTGACCGTGGGGGTGCTGCCGGTTGGGTTCCGACCACCGAAGATCGTCCCGTTCACTGCCTACGGACAGGCTGCTCCGAGCGGTTCGCAGGCGGCGTTCCGCTGTGGCGTGCATTTCAACGGCAACATCTTCGTGAACTGGGCGGCTGGGTTGACGGTGAACAGCATGACCTACCTGGACTTGGAGAACGTCCAGTTCTCGGTGACCCCATGAAAGGAACCTGATGTCCTACAACACGATCCACGAATCATCCAAAGACGAGGTGCTCGTTGGGCGGATCACCGCCTGTTGCAAGCAGGAACACCACGACCCGTTGACCGAGGCGTTGTGGGCGGTGTTCACGGCGAGCGACGTCGAGGAGGCGTACGCCTACGCCTTGTCGGTCGACAACCCGAACCCCGGCGGGGACGAGACGGTGGTGACGGACGGGATGATCCTGTCGCACGTTCAGGCGTTCTTCAATCCGGTGATGCTGACCATGCCCCCGGAGGCGCAGCCGAAGTGACCCTGCTGGACGAGTCTCAGATCACCTGGGACCAGCTGCTGGAGGAGCGCGAGTGGCGACGCTGCTTTCCCAGGACGCGTGACCCGGACAGGCTGATGGAGGCGTTCGAGTATTGGTGCGCCGAGTACGTCTACATCAAGCACCCTGAGCACGGACGGATGAAGTTCAACCTGTTCGATGCCCAGCGCCAGACCGCCAGCGGGTGGATGGTCAACCGCTACTCGCTGCTGCTCAAGGCTCGTCAGCTGGGCTTCTCCACCCTGGTCGCGGCGTACTGCCTGTGGCTGACGTTCGGCTACGACGACCGGGTCGTCATCATGCTCAGTCGCACCGAGCGTGACGCGATCAAGCTGCTGGCCAAGGCCAAGTACAACTACCGCTTCCTGCCCGAGTGGATGAAGTTCCGCGGCCCGCCGATGAACGCGACGCAGACGAAGATGGAGTTCGCCAACGAGTCGTACATGGAGTCCCTGCCGTCGGCATCGGACCCTGCTCGTGGCGAGTCGGTCTACCTGGCGGTGATCGACGAGCTCGCCTACCTGCCCAACAGTGACGAGGCGTGGGCTTCGATCGAGCCGATCGCTGACGTCGGTGGTCGGGTCATCGCCCTGTCCACGGCCAACGGCGAGGGCAACCTGTTCCACAAGCTGTGGGTCGGGGCGACGACGAAGAACAATCGCTTCAAGGCCCAGTTCCACCCGTGGTGGGCCAACGGTCGAACCCAGGAGTGGTACGACGCTGAGGCCGCCGAACTGCCCGAGTGGCAGATGGCCCAGGAGTACCCGGACAACCCCGACGACGCCTTCCTGCGCTCGGGTCGTCCGATGTTCTCCTTGGAGGTGCTGCGCAAGCTGGACGAGAACGCCAAGGAGCCGATCGCTCGCGGCGACTTCCTCGTCTACCGCAACCGGGCCTACTTCCCCGACCCCCAGGGCGCTGCACGAATCTGGGAGTGGCCGGTCGAGGAGGGGCGCTACGCCATCGGCGCCGACCCGGCCCAGGGGATGGAGCACGGCGACTACTCCAGCGCCCACGTGATCAACGCGCGCAACGGCCATGTCGTCGCCCACTGGCATGGACGCATCGACCCCGACCTGTTCGGCACGGACGTGCTCTTTCCGCTGGGCAAGATGTACAACTGGGCGCTGATGGGGGTCGAGTCGAATAACCACGGCCTGACCACCTTGAAGGCGCTGCAGAAGGCCAAGTACCGGCCGATCTTCATGCAGCGCTCGCCGCGCTACAAGCGCTCGGTGCCGACGGAGATCCTCGGCTGGCGGACCAGTCAGATCACCAAGCCGCTGGCGATCGACGAACTGAACATGGCCCTGCGCGAGGGGTCGGTGACCCTGTGGGATCGCGAGACGATTGCTGAACTGCGTACGTTCGTCCGTGACGAGACCGGCAAGAAGATGAGCGGGTCGCCGTTCGACGACCGCACCATCTCGTTGGCGATCGCCAACCAGATGACCAAGTACGTGTTCCTCAAGCAGTTCGAACCCGAACTCGAACCGGGACCGGGCACGTTCGGCTACATGGAGAAGCAGCTGTACGGCGACGATGTCTTCGGCAACGCACGTAACCGTCATAGGATCGGCCGCGATCCGATCGGCCAGCACTGGGTGCGGCAGGACAGGAGAACACCATGACCGCTCGGTTCGAACTGCAACGGCGCCCGAGTCGCCTGCACGCCAGAGTGAATCGCCGTTGGTACGTCCGTGGCTACGGCACGGTGCCGCATCCGCCGTGGGGCGATGTCGGTGGGTCGTCCACCTTGCCCGGTCTGGTCGTCGTCACCGGCGTCACGGCTGGATCGCCGGGGACGTGGGCGCCAGCCAACGCTTCACCTCCGCTGAACCTCGCCACACTGCAGGCCAAGGGGGCGCTGGGTCAGACCGGGGCGTGGACCGCCGGGCAGTACGTCATCCTCTACGACGGCAGCAACGCCTATTGGAACGGGACCGCGTGGGTTGCCGGTGTCGTGCCGTCGCCGCCGACCGGTGCTCTTGCCGGTGCGCCGGGTTCGTTCACTCCGGCGGGGTGCGCCATCCCCGCCACTCTCGCTGCACTCCAGGCGCTCGGCGCGCTCGGTCAGACGGCGGCATGGACCGCCGGGCAGTACGTCGTGCTCGGCAATGCGAGCAACGCCTACTGGAACGGGACGGCGTGGACCGCTGGTATCGCGGCCGTGGAACTCGATGCCCATGTGTCCAACCCCGGCGGCTTCTCCATCCCGGAGATCGAGGCGTGGGTCGACGATCACGCCGAGATGGCTGACGCGGTGCTCGCCGCCGAGCAGGATCGGCCAACGCCGCGGGTGACCCTGGTGGACTGGCTGCAGGGTTTCATCTCCCACCGCGACGAGGGGACCATCCCCTGATGGTCTGTCCCGAGTGCGCTACGCGGCGCGTGGCCGAGGGGCACGAGACCTGCTGGCCGTGTCACTTCCGCAGCCTCGGGTGGACGTTCAAAGGGGCCATCGCGGGCGACTGGAACAGCCAGACGATCCGTGAACGCCAAGCAGAGGCAATGAGCAACCCGAACGTTGAGCCGATCTGATGGCCAAGTCCCAGTCCCAGCTGCTGGCGGAGTACCGCCGCGAGGTGCGTCGATCGAAGCGGTGGCGCAGCGACAACTACGACGATGACTGGAAGCGGTACATCGACTTGTACCGCGGCAAGCAGATCGCCAACGCCACGCTGGCCGACCGGCTGATCGTCAACATGGTGTTCTCCACGGTCAACGTGCTCGGCCCGGCCGTCGCGGTGAACAACCCCAAGTTCGTGGTCAACGCTCGGCGCCCCGAGGCTGCACCGCAGGCAGTGATCACCGAGGAAGTCCTCAACTACATCTGGCGGACCTACCGCTACCAAGAGGACTTCCGCCTGGCGCTGAACGACTGGATCATCATCGGTCACGGCTGGATCAAGATCGGCTACAAGTTCACCAAGCCGCCCGAGGAGAAGAAGATCAAGGACGGTGCCGACGACAGCAATGCTCCGGCGACGACCGAGGACTACGGCGACGACTACGGCATCGACGACCGTGATGACGTCGAGGGCAACGTCGAGTCGGAGATGCTCGCCTCGATCGATCGTCCATTCGTCGAGCGCATGTCGGTGTTCGACATGTTCGTCGACCCCGACGCTCGCCACACCAAGGAGTGGGGCTGGGTCGCTCAGCGGATCTGGCGTCCGGTGGAGGACGTCAAGGTCGACAGCCGCTACTCGGCCACGGCACGCAACAAGGTGTCGACCAAGAAGTGGTCGCGCTGGTCGGGTGATGGCGACAGCGACGCACGCAACGACACCAAGAACAACCGGCCGATGGGCTTCGTCGAGGTCATCGAGTACTACGACATCAAGCGCAACACCGTGTCGACGTTCTCCCTGTCGGGCGAGTCAGACAACGACCGGGACAACGGCTTCCTGATCAAGCCCAAGAAGATCCCGTACGCGATGGGCCAGCCGTTCGTCATGCTCCGCGGCTACGAGGTGCCCGACTACTTCTACACGATGGGTGACGTCGAGCAGATCGAATCGCTGCAGCTGGAACTCAACGAGACCCGCACGCAGATGATGAACCACCGCAAGCGGTTCCAGCGCAAGTGGCTGTACGAGAAGGACGCCTTCGACCGCGACGGCGTGGCTGCGCTGGAGTCGGACATCGACAACACGATGATCCCGGTGGTCAGCGACGGCAACATCACCAACGTCATCACCCCGCTGCCTGCGGTGATCACGCCGTCGGACTTCTACGACCAGTCCAGCCTGATCTCCGCCGACCTGGACCGCGTGTCAGGCGTGTCCGACTACCAGCGCGCGTCGAGCCAGGCCAACGTCAAGCGCACCGCTACCGAGGCGGCGATGATCCAGGACTCGGCCAACTCCAGGTCCCAGGACCGGCTCGCCAAGGTCGAGGCGATGCTGGCGCAGATCGGTGAGCGCCTGATCGGTCTGCTGCAGCAGTACATGACCGGCGAGCAGGTCGCCCGGATCGTGACGATGCCGGGCAAGGCATGGGTCAACTATGACGCGGACTTCATCCAGGGCGAGTTCGATTACGACGTCGCTGCCGGATCGACCGAGCCGGTCAACGAGACGTTCCGTCGTCAGTCGGCGCTGCAGCTGGTCGATGCGTCGATGCCGTTCCTGCAGATGGGCGTGGCCAACCCGGTCGGTCTGTACATGCAGGTGCTGCAGAAGGGCTTCGGTGTCAAGGACGTCAGCGGCCTGGTCATGCAGCCGCCGCCGGACCAGGGGCAGGGCGGCGCCCCTGGTCAACCACAGCCACCGATGAACGCTCCGACGCAGAACCCGAACGACGCGCCAGGGCAACTGCCACCCCAGGCAGCGCCGCCTCCACCGGGAGGCGGTGGCCCTGCGGCAGGACCGCTACCGATTCCCGCCGGGGCCAAGCCACCGGGGATGCCGCAGGACATGATGTCAGCAGGCGCACCAATGCCGCCGGGGCAGGTCATCCCAGGAGGCCCGCCACCGCTCGATCCGAGCCAGCTGCCGCCCGAAGTGCTGCAGGCGCTGATGGCAGCAATGCAGGGTGCTAGCCCACCTGCCTGAGTGAGGTTATGATCCGGCCCCAGACCACCCCTGGAGAGGAAGTCTGAGTGTCAGAAGTTGAGCCCCTTGATGGGGCTGTTGCCGAGGCCGATCCCGGATACGACGGGGACATCGCACCTGCGGGAGAAGTGTTCGAGGGTCAAGGTGAAGATGAAGCACCTGCCCGTCAGTACCTCGAAGTCGACGATCCTGATAACCGCTGGGTGCGGACCAAGGTCGACGGCGAGGAGGTCGAGGTCCCCTTCAGCGAGTTCCAGCGTGGGTACAGCCGGGAAGCCGACTACACCCGCAAGACGCAGGCGCTCGCCCAGCAACGCCAGGAAGCCGAGTTCGGCCTGCGTCTCCAAGCGGCACTTGCCGCAGACCCGCAGGCCACGATCAAGCTCCTGGCCGAGCGCTACGGACCCCAGCCCCAGGCCCAACAGCCTGAGCCGGAGTTCGATGATCCGCTGGAACGCCAGCTGTATGAGGAGCGCCAGGCTCGGATGAGCCTGGAGGAGCGGATCAACCAACGGGAGACAGACGAGCAGCTGAGTCGGACCATCGACGGCCTGCGAACCCAGTTCGGAGCGACCGACGAGGATCTCCGTGCCGTGGTGATGACTGCTCAGCAGAACAACCTCGGCATCGAAGCCCTCCCGATGATCTACAAGACGATGGCATTCGACCGGATCCAAGCAAGCGTGCAGGCATACCAAGCCCAGCAGGCCGCCGAAGCGGCGAAACAACAGCAGCGTGTCGCGGCCAAGACCGCGGCGGGGCAAGTCATCTCGAATGGTCAAGGGGCAGGCAACCTCACCGATCGCGCCAGTACTGGAGCCCCCATGTCGCTGCGCGAATCCATCGAGGCTGCCTTCGAGCAGTCAGGGATCTAGCGCTCACCCTTGAAAGGCTGAGCAATGCCCATTGCCACCCACGTCCCAGGCAACTGGGACACCGTCCTGTCCACGACGATGCACAACTACCGGAAGCAGTTGACGGACAACATCTTCAACTCCCGGCCCCTCCTGAACTACCTGATGAGCAACGGTCGGGTGAAGACCGCCGATGGCGGCTACTCGATCATCGAGCCCCTGCTGCTCGGTCTCGGTGACGCCGACTCGTACAGCCAGTGGCAGACGATCAACGTCAACGCCGTGCAGGGCATCTCCGCGGCTCAATACCTGTGGAAGCAGCTGTACGCGACGATCGTCATCTCCGGCTTGGAGGAGGCGCAGAACAACGGCAAGGAGCAGGTCATCAACCTGGTCGAAGCCAAGGTGATGCAGGCCGAGGAGACGCTCAAGTCGATCCTCAGCCGGATGCTGTACGGCACCCGCGGGGCCAACGCCCACCCCGACACCGACTTCACCCCGTTCACCACGCTGATCGACGCGACCGCCGCCGCCGGAGGGATCACCCCGCCCGCGACCAACGATCCGACGGACCCGGCGAACAACTGGCGGTCGACGAGCTACGACGCCGGGGCTGGTACCGGCAAGGACTCGCAGGGCAATGCCATCACCGCCGGTGCTGGCGGTTGGCCCGCCACCGGCACGTTCGACGGCAGCGAGTTGGAGACGGTGCTGCGCAAGATCTACACGCTCGCCAGCGATGGTGGGTCGGACAAGCCGGACGCGATCTTCTGTGGTGCCTCATGGTTCGAGGCGTACGAAGGCAGCCTCACCCCGCAGGTGCGCTACACCGACACGAGCAAGGCCAACCTCGGGTTCCAGAACCTGATGTTCAAGAACATCCCGATCTACTACGACCCCGACTGCCCGACGGGGACGGCGTTGATCCTCAATAACAAGTACATCGGCCTGACCCTGCACAGCGACCGCAACTTCAAGCAGTCCCCGTTCTCCTCGAACCTGGGCGGCATGGACACGGCCACGTCGAACCCGCGCAACGCGGGCGTCTCCCCGACGACCCCGGCTGCTCCGGCAGGGTTCGCCCTCGACGCGCGGGTGTCGTTCATCACCACCTACGGCAACACCACGGTGCGCAACCGTCGCCGTCTGGCCAAGGTGGTCAACGCAACCTTCGTCTAGTCAGATGGGGGTCTAGTGCGACTGCACTAGACCCCCGCTTCGACCCGAGGAGGTCACGTTGTCGTTCGAGAAGGTCAATGCCACAGGCGTCGGTTACGGAGAGAACATCAAGCCCCTCGCCCAGGCATGGGGCGACCCCGTCACCAAGACCGGGCGCGCCGACTCCGCTGGCGACAACATCCAGCCTGCCGGGCTGTGGTCGACCGCGCCGTACGTCGACCCGGCGCTGCAGCGAGCAGCACGCGAGGCCGAGGAGAAGGCCAAGACGGAGCGCATTGAGGTCGGTCGGTCGAACGTGGCCCCGGCCAACGTCATCCACTGCACCCATCAGGGCTGTCGCGCCCCGGCGCGACGAGGCACCGACTACTGCCGTTGGCATCAGCCGCTCATCGAGGCTGAGTGATGGACGTCCAAGAACTGCGGACCTTCACCCGCCAACAGATGGACGTCGACGATCGTGACCTGCCCGATCCGATCCTGAACGTCTACCTCCAAGAGGCGTTCGACCGGACGATGCTGTTCACCAACCAGTGGCCGCGCAACGAAACGATCTGGCCGCTGTCGCGCATTGCTAACGCCACCTCGATCACCCTGCCCGCCGACCTGAATCCGGCGACGATCATCTCGGTGGTCGGGCTGGACGACGGCTTCCCGCTGGTGCAGATGAGCCAGGAGTGGGCCGAGTCGCACTTCCTGATCCGCAGCGACGCGGCGGGCAAGCCCGCCTACTACTCGCTGTGGGGCGGGGAGATGTACCTGTGGCCGTACGTGCGCGCCGAGGACACCTACGACATCATCCTGCGCGGCTACCGCCAGCCGGTGTGGAGCGACGCGGCCTCGACCGTCCCCGACCTGGACCCCCGGCTGCACGTCGTGCTGGCCTACTACGCCCTCGCCCTGGCTTACGCCAAGGAGGAGGACGAGGTGATGGAGGGGATCTATATGGCCCGCTGGCAGCGCGACACCGCGCAGGCCGTGAAGATGATCACCGAGCCGAATCACAGTCGTCCGATGGTGATGCACGGTGGCTCTCCGGTCGGTGGCTGGTCGCGGTACACGGTGACCGTGCCGCCGGGGGCGTGATGACCGGCAACCGCCTGCAGCCAGAGAACCTCACCGATTTCACCGGCGGGCTGAACTACTCGACCGACCAGTTCAGCCTGGCTGACAACGAGTCGCCGGACATGGTCAACATCGACCTCGACCCGCGCAGCGGCTTCTCCACCCGGCGGGGATGGCGGCGGCGCAACAACGCGGAGATCGCTGCGGTCACGCCGTGGCAGCCGCGCAACGCCGTCGTCCACACGGTCGCCACTGGCGAGCAGACGATCTTCGTGGTCAACAACGAGGTGGTCTACGAGGCGCCCGAGTCGGGGGTGTTCACCCAGCTGGTCGGCCCGGTAGCCCAGGGCACACCGCACGGTGCCGACTTCGTCTCGTGGGGCGAGGACGTCTACTTCACCTGCGGCATGGGCCAGCAGGCGTACCGCCGGGCGGTCGACGGCAGCCTGCTGGCGATGACCTCTGACGTGTGGTCCGAGGTCGACAGCCCGGCGCTGAACACCATGCCCCGCGCCGGGCTGTGCGAGGCCCACGCGGGCTACATGTTCACCGCCCGCATCCGCGAGGGTTCGGTGTCGTACAACACCCGCATCCGCTGGTCGCACCCCAACCGCCCGGACTCGTGGCGTCAGGACGACTACCTCGACATCGACGCCTACGGCGGCAAGATCACGGCGATCATCTCGTTCCGCGATCACCTGCTGATCTTCAAGACGACGAGCATGTGGGCGCTCTACGGCTACGGCGACGACTCGTGGCAGCTGTCGCTGGTGTCCTCGTCGATCGGCTGCCCAGCGATCACCGCCGTGACCAAGTCGGAGACCGCGGCGTTCTTCTTTTCGGCATCGAACAAGAATGGGATCTACGCCTACAGCGGGGGCGAGCCGACCTACATCTCCGAGAAGCTGCGCCCGGCGATGTCGCAGATCACCGCGTTCACCAACGTGTTCGTCTCGTGGGCCAACCGCAAGCTGTACGTCGCCGTGCCGTGGCGTCCGGTCGCGGGCGTACCCGACCCCGCGTCGCTGTTCGTCTTCGACCCCGACATCGGCCAGGGCGCGTGGACGATGTACTCCTCGCCGTACGGCGCGGTGGCCTCGGTGGTCGACGGCAGTGACATCAACTCGAAGTTCCCCCTCGCCGCCTTCTGGTCGACACACACCGCCGCGATGCTGATCCTCGACTCGATCGACGACGCCTACGACCAGATCCTGATGGTCGACGGTGTGCTGACCCGCCAAGACTTCCCCGCCTACTACCGCACCCGATGGATGCACGGTGGCTGGCCGGACGTGCGCAAGTCATGGCGTCGCCCGATGTTCATTTGTCGTCGTGTCCCCCGCCAGGTCGACCTGCTCGTCGAGCAGTTCCGCGACTACGACGAGACGACGATCCGGCGCACCGGCGTCGTCCCCGGCGACACCTTCGAGGGCAACGTCTGGACGGCGAACGGCGCGACTGACCCTGGCGGCATGGACTGGGGCGAGGCAGGGGCGACGTGGGGCGCTCAGCTGCAGGGCGCCTCGCTGGTCCGTGGCGGGCCAATGGGTCACGCCGCCGCGCTGCAGCTGCGCGTCACGCCCGCAGCGAACACTCCCCAGCGCAAGTGGGGCGTTGATGGGATCATTGTGAAGACCACGACTCAGCGGTTCAGGACGTAGGAGAAGACATGGCCAAGATCGCCCTGCCGTACACGATCATCAACGGCGACCCCGTCGATGCCGGACCGGTGCAGTCGAACTACCAGACGATCGAGGCGTACTCGAACCAGGAGTTGATCGAGCGCGGCGGCACGGTGGCGATGACCGCACAGCTGAAGCTGGTCGGCAACCCGGTCGCCGCACTCGACGCCGCACCCAAGCAGTACGTCGACACGATGGTGCCGATCGGCGGCATCCTGCTCTATGCCGGGACCGTTGCTCCGGTCGGTGGCATCTGGCTGCTGTGCGACAACACCGAGTACCAGCAGGCCACCTACCCCGAGTTGGCTGCGGTCATCGGGGCGGCCAACGGCAGGTTCAACGTCCCCAACCTGATGGACCGCTTCCCTGTCGGTGGTGGTGGCGCCTACGCCCACAAGTCGATCGGCGGTCGCCCTGATGCGGTCGTTCCGTTGCACGCCCACACGATTGATCACGGTCATGCCAGCACCGGAACCGTCAGCAACGATCACTCCCACTCGGTCAACATCGTGTCCGGTGCCGCTGATCGCGCCCTGGGGACGAGCAGCAATGGGGATCACAACCACCATGCATCGGGCGATCCGGCAGTCAATGTGCTCGGTGCTGTCGCTGGCGGGACGTCTCTGCAGGCGGGCGATGGCGGGCCATCCGTCGGTTACTACGCGACGACCTCCATCAACGGGGCGCACACCCACACGGTGACCGACCACCTCCACGGGGTCAACGGCAACACCGGCGGCATCTCCGCCAACCACACCCACACCGTCCCGGCGATGGCTGGGAGCAGTGGCCAAGCAGGTGTCAACCCGGCGCTCGGCAACCTGCCGCCGTACTTCGCCCTCGCGTTCATCATTCGTGCCAAGTGACGGGGACCTGACATGGCACTGACCGACTATGGCTACGGGGTCGACACTGGCAGCTATCAGCGGCAGGCCAACGACCTCCAGTACCGGTTCAACACCGACCAGGCGTCGAACGCCTACGGCCGCTTCCTGTCCCAGCAACGTGGCGAGCGCGGCCTGGGCGACATGACCCAGCAGTTCAACCGGCAGCTGCCCAACGCCTATGCGCAGTACAACCAGCGCGGCTTGTCGGGGGCGGGGATCAGGTCAGGGACACAGCACCGGGCGATGGGCAATTACCTCGGTGACTACACCCAGAACTACGCCCGCGGCCAGCAGGACTTGGCCCAAGGGCTGCAGCAATACGACCTGACGGGGCTGCAGCAGCAGGCTGACTACCAGACCCAGCTGGATTCGCTGGAGACACAGAAGCAACGTGACATCGCCAACGCCGCGCTCGGCATCTCGATGCTGCGGCCGTACTTTGGGAGTAGCTGAACCATGCCGACAAGTGGAAGCGCCTACGGCGACCCCTGGGATACGCCGTACGTCCGTGACTTCGTTGCAACGTCACAGAGCAAGGACCCGAGCAGCTGGTGGGCACCGAACACGAAGTTCCAGCAGGCCGACCAGTGGCAGATCTACAAGAACGTCAACCCGACGGGCGGGACCAACAACAACCCGGTCAATCCGCTCGGGCCGCGCAGTGGCGGTGGTGGTGGGGGTGGTCGTGGCGGCGGCGGTGGTGGCGGAGGCGGTGGTGCAGCTGGCCTGGATCAGGGTCAGCTGGACTGGTACGCGTCGATGCTGCGCAACGCCAAGCCGTACGACAACCAGTTCAACCCGCTGACGATGCCGCAGTGGAACGACGTCAACATCTCCCCGTTCGACAACAGCCAGTACGACATGCTGCGCAACTCGCTGGGCCAGGCCGTGTCCTCGGACCGGGCCACGGCTGGCGGGGCCTACGACAGCCTGGCCAACTACCTGCAGTCGAACTACCAGAACCCGTACTCCAACGCGACCTACGCCACGTCACAGAACGTCCCCGGCAAGACGCAGCTGGCGATGCAGCGGATGCTCCAGGCCCAGGGCCAGAGCCCACAAATGGCTGACGAGAGCTATCGTCAGGGCCAGACGGGCGACCAGGCGTTCGGCAACCTGCTGGCCCTGCTCGGGACCAACGAGGACTCCGCTCAGCGCAACCGGCTCGGTGCGGTGGAGACCGATCGCAACTGGACCAACAACATGCTGAACATGGCTCAGCTGCAGGGCCAGACGGGGATCGGTCTGCAGGAGGGTCAGGCCAAGCAGGCATGGCAGGGGCGAGCCGACGACCGCGCCCTGCTCAACGCCCAGACCCGCTACCAGGGTGACACCCAGGGGGCGCTGGCCAACTGGCAGCGCCAGAACGAGGTCGGTGACACGAACAACGCGCAGAAGACGGCGTACTACAACAACGTCCTGTCGCAGCTGACCAACCTGCTGCCGATGCTCCTGGGCAGCGGCCTCAACCTGCCCGACTTCTCCGCTGTCGGCCTGACCTAGGAGGTGCTTGATGCCCAACGGCTCGATGCCTGACATCGGCAGCCCGCAGTTCATGCCCTGGCTCCAGGCGCAGGACCCAATGACGCAACAGGCAGTGATGCGCGCCCTCGGGATGGACCAGGCCAGCGGCAACCCGGTCTCCGCCCAGGGCGCGTATGCCCCGGAGATGACCGACATGGCCTACGACCTGCCGTCGATGGTCGGTGGCATCCCGCTATCGACCAACTCGAAGGGCAAGCCGAACCCGTACAACGTCGAGACCCAGGCCAAGCGGTTGAACTTCGCCCAAGACCTGACGGGGACCGGTGGCCTGGGCAACAACATGCTGTCGTGGATCACCGGCCCACAGGCCACCGACCCCACGGCGTGGAAGCCGATCAAGAAGGGCACCGGGTCCCCGCTGACGTTCGAGAACCTCGCCTCGATGGAAGCGATGGCCGGGTCGGGCGGCAGCGACTACCAGTCGTTCCTCGCTGACCAGATGCTCAAGGGCGCCACCCCGGCTGGAGCGATCGCTGCGTTGAAGTCGACGATCCGCTCCGGCCAGGCCAGCCAGGAACTGCTCGACTCGATGCCGGGGAACAGCCAACAGGACCCGGCCATCTTCGGCGGCAAGGCACCGGACCTGACCACCGACCAGGGCTTCACCCAGGCGTTCGACACAAGGACGCTGCTCAGCGACGCCAACGACATGCACAAGGGCATGGCCAAGGACCGCGCCCTGCAGAAGGCGGCGTACCAGGACCCGACGACCGGCCAGTTCTACACCGGGTACGACGAGAACAAGACCGAGCAGATGCAGGCGGCCGACAAGCTGGGTCTGGCCTACCCGACGCAGAGCTATGGCGACAAGGACTACGTCGACCTGATGCAGCAGCAGGCGTTCGGTCTCGCTCCGGGCCAGGCTCAATACGAGGATGATCGGCGCCAGAGCGATATCGACCGGTTGACCCAGCAGATCGCTCCGGCCCAGCAGGCAGCGGACAAGGCGCGCTCCAACCAGGAAGCGCTGATGAAGGCATGGAACGACAACTTCACCGCACCGGCCCAGCCGATGATGGGTGCCGGGCCGAAGCCGTTCCAGAACTTCGCAGACCTGCAGGCCCCCTTGCCTGGCGCCCCTAGTGCACCTGCACTAGGGGGAGGGCGTCCGGGCACGCCGTTCACCGCGCAGTCCAGCGCGGCGCCGTATGTCGGCACCCACACCGTGCGCCCCGACGTCCCCGTCGAGGGTCAGGCCGCGCTGGGCAAGCCGACCTTGCCCGCCGACTGGAAGGTGGTGGCGCGCGACGCGCAAGGCAACCCGCTGTTGTACGACACCGGGCTCGGCTCGGTCGTCACCGCCCAGGGCGTCGGCGCGGTCAACGATCCTGAGGTGCTCGCCAAGGTGGCCTCGGCCGAGTGGGAACCGAAGGGGTCGGCCACCAAGACGCAGTCGACCAAGCCGAAGGTGCGCGTCGGCATGGACGGCAACGTCGAGTTGGCTGGGCCGGTCGACTTCTCCAAGTTGTGGGACCCAGCATTCATCGGCTCCAAGACGCGCGAACTGCAGGCAGGCGATGTCCGCACGGCCAAGACTGCGGCCGACAAGAAGCGCAAGGCGGCGATCGACGCCAAGTACGCGCCGATGCAGCGCTCGAAGCTGAGCAGCAATGAGTTGGACCGAGCCGCGCTGGCGACACAGATGCGCCTCCTGGCGTCACAGGGACGCACCCCGCTGAACGATCAGCTGGCCGCCCGCAGCCAGACCGTTCGCAACATGCTGGGCTACTGACCGATGACCACGCTCGGGGGACTGGTCGGATCGCCCCAGCGCGGGGTCACGGTCTACTCCCCGTCGAGGAACTCCCCGACAGCACGGCAGGTCGACGCGCAACGGTTCACCAAGAAGCCAGTGAAGAAGGGCGAACGCCCGGCCGTCCCCGACAGTGTCGACGCTCGCTTCCTGGCCAGCCCGGACGAGGTTGCCCAGCGCCAGCAGGTCAAGGCCGCCCAGAACAAGCCGTGGTGGCAGGACGTCCTCGGTGTCGCCGGGGATGTCCTCTCCCCGCTCAGCGTGCCCGCCAAGTTGGTCAACGTCGGCCTGGAGGAGGGCGTCAAGCTGCTGCCTGACTCGGTCGAGAAGTGGATGTACAAGCCCTTCGGGGACAACGACACGCTGAACTCGCTGGCTCCGCTGCTCGGTGGTGTGTTCGGCATGGACCCGGCCAAGACCCACGACAAGCAAGGCGTACTGGAGCGTCTGGCACCGCGGTCAACCTACGGGGCCGGGGAGATCTACGGCAACGACATCAACGTCCCTGGGTTGACGGGGCTGCGCAACCTGGGCCTGGACATCCTCCACGACCCGCTGACCTACCTCACCGCTGGTGCGGGAAAGGGCGTCGAGTTGGGCGCGCAGGCAGCCAAGGAAGCCTCCGTTGCACGTACTGCCCTGGAGGCAGCACCCAAGTTCCTCGACGAGGCAGGCGACGTCGTCAACCCGGCGATCAGGGACCTGGAAGCCACGCTGGCCAGGGCTGAGAGGAAGGCAGCGAAGCTCGGGGACAAGGTCAAGATCAAGGACATCCCTCACTCCCGGCAGGGACGGATGGGGATGGTCTCCGAACTGGCGCTGAGCGGGCCGGAGGGCGAGGCGATCACCAAGCAGTTCGCCAACGAGTTCTCCAAGGGCATCGACCAGGGCTTCACGCAGATGAGCACCGAGGCCCGCGACGCGCTCGGCATCACCAAGTCGGGGTTGCGTGTCCGTGGCACCAGCAAGGTGATCCCTGGCACGGAGAAGCTGGCCGAGGTGATGAACCTGCCGGGCAAGGCAGCCCGCGCTGGCTTCGGCCAGCTGGGCGACACCCTGTCCGAGTCATCGCTGAAGTCGTTGCAGAAGCTGGGCGAGGGACGCACCCCACTGGGGATGGGCGAGTTCTACAAGACGGTGCGCTCGAAGTCGGCTAGCGCCGATGAGAAGTTCATGGCGCTCGCCCGGATCCACGCGGAGACGTTGGCTCACACCACGCAGAACATGGTCGAGGGTGGGGCCAGGACGGCAGCGAACCAGTCAGCCAAGCCAATCATCAAGCTGAACGAGGCTGGGCGTCATGCGTTGGTCACCGCCAGCGAAGTGGACCCCAACGACTTCACCCCACTGAACGACGCGGTGCAGAAGGTCGCCACGGTGTACGCCGACCTGACCGGTCGACCGATCTCCGACGTGGTCAAGCGCACCCCGGAGACCTACGTCCCACACATCCACACCGGCGAGTGGTACGACTTCGCCAAGTCGATGAACCCTGAGGCGCAGGAGGATCTGCGCAACCTCACCGGGTTCACCACCAAGGACACGCTGCAGACCAGCGGGCACATGGACAAGCGGATGCTGACCCTCGATGGTGCAGCATCGAAGGACTTCAAGATCGGTGACCGGATGGTCCACGTCACCGACGACTCGGTCCACGGACTGAACGACGCCTTCGCCCAGGCGTTCCCCGAGTTCAAGGGCAAGGTCTACGAGGACGACCCGCTGAAGATCATCGAGGGCTACATCAAGGCGGTGTCGCAGGATTCGCGGGTCTGGTCGCTGAACAAGCTGGGTGGCCAGGGCACGTCGCTGGCCACGACGATGACCGGTGCGCTCGACACCGAACGCCAGGCGATGAACGAGGCACTGGCCAGCCAATCGCGTGAGGCTCGCCTGGCCGAGGGGGCCAACCTGCCTCGGGCTGAAGGCCAGCGCGCCCCGGCCATCCCCGACCAGCCGATCGTCCCTGGTTCGCCGCGTGATCAGGTCAACCGCGCCTTCCACGAGCAGCTGCCCGAGATGCAGGCCCGCGCCGTCACGCCCGACCAGCAGGCCCAGCTGGCTGAGATGGCTGGCACCATCCCGCAGCCGGTGCTGCCCGAGCCGTCGTCGGGGATGTTCCGCAAGGTCGAGAGTCCCGTCGCTCAGGAGCGGCTGGCCGAGCAGCTGCTGTCGCCCGAGGCCCAGGCCACCGAGGCAGCCCTGCGCACCGAGGGCGTGGCCACCGCCGAGGCCGCTCAGCAGACCCTCGGTGATCTGCGGACGAACATGTTCAAGGACATCCGCAAGGAAGGCAAGACGGTCGGCAGGCTGCTCGACCGGATCGACACCAGCCTGCAGAAGTACAAGCGTCAGCTGGAGGGCTTCCGTTCGATCCGCTCGAACAACCCGGCGGAGATCGAACGGATGGTCGAGGCCACGTCGAAGAACGTGATCGACCTCGAAGCCGAACTGAAGCAGAAGACGGCGACGTGGAAGGGCCTCGGCACCAAGGCGGCGAACAAGGCCGAGCGTCGGTTGAAGGATCAGTTGGAGCAGCTGAAGCAGATCCGTGACGAGGCGACCCAGCACCTGTCCGAGGCGACCGGCGAGCGCATCTCCGCCGAGGTGACCAAGCGGACCGAGACCCTGCTCGCCCCGCTGCGCGCCGCCGAGGAACGGCTCGTGGCCAAGACCGCCGAGATCGTCGCCCCGTTCAAGCAGAAGGCGCTCGACGATGCAGCCGACGTGCTGGAGCGCGCCGGGCTGACCGACGAGCACTGGCAGGCATACAGCGAGGCCCTCGCCGCTCGCCCGAGGAACACCAGGCTGACCACCAAGGCAGGGCGGGTCGCCGTCACCGAGCAGCGCGCTCTGGACATGGCCGCCTACCGGGCGACCGGTGGTGAGGTCACCCCGTACATCGAGGCCCAGGGCCGGGCCACCGCGCTGGAGAACATGATCCCCGACGCACCCCCGACCCAGGCCCCGCGGCTGCGTCGGGAGTTGGCGGAGATCAACAAGGAGTTCGCGCCGGGCGGCAAGCACTTCGAGGAGTTCAAGGCCCGCTCGGTCATGGCCCAGCAGCTGGAGCACGAGCAGGCGGTCAAGGCAGCGACGGCGCGCGAGCGGGCGTCAGTCGAGCAGATCAGACAGAACATCGCGACACGCTCGGAGGCAACGATCCGTGGTCCCGAGGGCGAGCGGATCATGGACGACGTCACCGGGCTGGAGACCGAGGGCGGTCGTCGAGTCAGCAAGCTGAAGCCGGGCGAGAAGGCTGGACCACGCACCGAGCGCGAGGCCGTCGCTTCGCTGGAGGCGCAGCTGCAGCCTGGCTCGCCCGCCCACGCTGCCGAGGTGGAGCGCACCACCAAGGCGGTCGAGGACTTCGAGGCAGCGATGCCGACGATGACCGGCGAGGTGCGCGCCGCGGCCCTGCGTGACATCGGCGCCAGCGCGGACACGGTCCTCGGTCCGATCTCGTCGGAGTTGAAGACGATGCAGAGCATCACCACCGACCTGGGCAACAAGCAGCAGCTGCTCGCCCGGCGTCAGGTCAACGATGCACTGGTCAAGCGGATGGAGGCAGCGGCGGTCGGCAAGACCGACCTTCCCGCTGAACTGCTGGTCAAGGCGCGCGAGTTGCAGCTGGTCGCCAGGCAGAACCCACACCTCGACGATCTCAGCCTGGCGGCGACCGAGTCGCTGCTGCACAACGAGATGGAGCAGCTGACCCTGGCGGCGGAGAAGGTCAGCTACGCCCGCGAGCTGGCCGCCGCGCAGGCTGCAGCGCGCAAGGGCGATCTGCCCAAGATCATGGTCGCCACCCTGCACGACGGATGGGTGACACTCCACGGTGGCCTGGTCAAGACCGGCGACACGATCATCGACAAGCAGCTGTACGACAGCTTCATGCGGGTCACCGAGGCGGTCAACGATCCGAAGCTGTTCACCCGCACGTTCAACAATCTGACCAACCTGTGGAAGACCTTCGCCACGTTGAGCCCTGGCTTCCATGTGCGCAACGCCCTCGGCGGGATCTTCATGAACCTGTCTGACGGAGTCGGCTTCAAGCACCAGCTGGAGGCCATCGATCTGTTCAGGCAGATGCGTGCCGGTGGCACCGAGTGGCTGGCCGAGCAGCCCGAGCGCATCCAGCAGGCAGTCAAGGCGATGTGGGCCAGCGGCGCGGGCGGGCAGTTCGAGGAGTCGGGGATGCGGTCGGGTTTGGCCAACGGTCGCCTGCCTCGTCTCAGCCGCAAGGCTGGTGAGTGGGTCGAGGGTCCGCTGCGCCTGGCGATGGGCCTGCACAGCTACGACCAGGGTGACACCCTGCTGCAGACCTACGAGCGGATCAACCGCATCCACTTCGACTACTCGCGCATCTCCAAGATGGACGAGTCGATGAAGCGGATCGTCCCGTTCTGGACGTTCATGTCGCGCAACCTGCCGATGCAGATCACGCAGATGGCCACCAAGCCACGGTGGTACTCGTACTACGCCCACTTCAAGAACAACTTCGCCGTCCCCGCCGACCCGCTGACCCCCGACTACTGGGGTCGCCTCGGCGCGTGGAACACCGGCAAGACGTTCAGGGGGATGCCGCTGTACCTCGACCCCGACTTCGGCTTCAACCGGATCGAGTCCGACATCGGTTCGATCGTCGACGCGGTGGCCGGTGGCAACCCCGGTGCACTCCTGACCAACGCCAACCCGCTGATCGCTGCCCCGCTCGACTTCCTGATGAAGCGTGACTCGTTCTACGACAAGTCGTTCAAGGACACCGACTACTCCAAGCAGGAGGGTGTCACCGGTGCGTTCGTCAAGGCCCTGGCCCACCTCGTCCCTGGCCAGACCAACGAAGCCGGGCAGGTGTCGGACAACTTCACCAACCTGATCTCCTCGCTGATCCCGCTGTACGACCGGACCGTTCGTCTCAGCGGGCAGAAGGATCCGCAGCGCACGCCTGAGTCGTGGGCGCGGTTCTTCGGTGCTCCGGTGCGCACCCTGTCGGACAAGCAGAAGCAGTCAGCCGCGCTCGGCAAGTACCTCGACGCCAAGGCCGAGGCCACTCGACGCCGAGCAATGCAGCGCGAAGCTACGGGCTAGTGCAACTGCACTAGGGGTATTCCAAAGCGTCCACTTAGGGAGGGCCAATGACGACGAAGAACGACGAGCAAGAGCAAGCCAAGCGTGACGAGGAGGCTCGTCAGAGCGCACCGAAGCAACAGCAGCCGCAGCAGAACCAGCCCGGCCGATCCTCGGAGACGGCGCGCGCTGCTGGCTCGAACCAGGACGACACGGCAGGGCAGCAGACGCCGGGTGGCGTGTCGCGCGAAGAGGCCGGTCTGCCGAAGTGGCAGGAGGACGAGGCTTTGAAGGAGCGCCAGCGTGTCGACATCCAGGCCGACGAGGACGCGTTGACCGAGGACGAATCCCAGCCGTCCAGGTGACCTGTTGGCCAGCGTCTGTACCGTCCCGTCCGGGCGCTGGCTGACACCTACAAAGGAGGAAGCACATGTTGCTCGTCGACGAAGGGATCAGCCACGGCCATCTAACGGCGGCTGACATCTGCTTCCTCGTTGCCCTCATCGTCTTCGGGATCGCGGCCTTCTTGGCCTACGGCACCAAGACCCTGTGGGCCACGCTCATTGCCACTGGCCTGGCCGTCTCCGCCCTGGGGTTCTTGCTTCTCTAGTGGACGCTGCAGGTTGATCCATGCTCTGACCCCGATGTCCACCTTCACTGCTGGACGGGCGTGGTGCAGGATGACCCACACCAGCAGCGTGAGAACCAGTGCGCCGCCACCGATGATGGCAGCGTTCACTCACGACCGGATGACTCGGTAGAAGTCCTCGGCGCGCCACGGCCCGGTGGAGTCATTCATCTCTTCCGGGTTGCCGAGGAACACGATGTCCCGCTTCAGCGTCTCCATCGTGATCGGCTGGATCCTGGTGTCGGGCGCAGCGCGGTGATCGGTGAGGAACGGGTTGCCATCTGGACCGGGACCGAACCACGTGACGAACAGGTTGTGCACGTTCCCGTCAGCCAGCAGCGGCCCCTGGCCAATGAACTGGGCGTTGCGTCCTTCGACGGCGAGGATCACCGTGGCCATCTCGTCCTCCTGTGGTGTGGGGGTAGGTGGGGTGGGGACTGAGCCAGCACGGTTCCACGCCTCGGCGCGGATGTCGGAGTAGCTCCATGTTCCCGAGGAGTTGATCGAGGCTGGCTGCCAGGGACCCTCGACAGCGTTGGCGGTGGCTGGGTCGATCTTGCGGTCAGGGGCATAGCCCTGGTGACTGATGCAGTCGGTGATGACGTTGCCGAACAGTCCGGCCAGCGCTTCGTTGCAACGGAAGTAGGCGTCGATCTGATCGACCGGCCACGCCTGACCGACACCGTTGTTCTGTGCCTCGATGCCCCACATCGTGGTGTTGCCCTGGTCGAGGGGCACGGTGCCGCGGCTGAACTCAGTTGGCCCGCCCTTGCCTTGCGTGTTCGCACATCCCGCAGCAATCGGCCACACGAAGCCATCTCTGTCCAGGAGCATGTTCCCAATCGGTCGGTCCGGGGAGCCGTGGATCATGTACTGCAGGTCGCTGTTCACCGAGGCGCTTGAGGCGGTGTGATGCCAGCAGACTCCCAACGGTGGAGCAGAGAAGCCACCCGACGACCGCGACCGCCGTTCCCATCCCTCGTTGATGTCGTTGACGTGACATTGCACACCTGCCTCTTGGAGGGCGTCGATCAACAGGTCGTAGTAGATGGATCCCACGTCAGTCGTCCAGCTGCGAGCGCAACTTGTCGATGTCGTCGCGTAGGCGTTCGAGGCGATCACCGATGTCACCTGAGGTGCGGTCGATCAGCCAGGTGACCCGACGAGCGAAGTTGCGCAGCCGCTCCTTCGGTGGGTCGCTGGCGTCGTAGGCATCCTCGGGATCACCCACATCTGTGTCGCTGTAGTCGTCGGTCTCTGCAGGCATCAGACCCTCCGCACGAGAAAGATGATGAGCAACACCACCAGGATCAGGAGCAGAACTCCCCCGATGTACATCCCCGCAACCTAGTCCCTGCTACCAGGCCAGATCAGAAGCAGCACGAACCAGGCGATGATCATCCACCCGGCCCAGCGCACCGTGACCGAGTTGAAGTCGAACACGCTCCAGTCTGGACGCGCAGAGGCCCCTAGTGCAGTTGCACTAGGGGCCTCGTTGCTCAGGGGAACGCTTGGTCGATCGTGGCTACCAGCAGTGCGGCGATGGCGGCGATGATCAGGACGAACAGGATGTCGAGGATGTAGTCATCGTTCACAGGTTCGTCTTCAGCCACACGAGCATGCCCATCGTGATGATGCCCGCGCAGAACGCCATGACCAGTGCGGCCTTCTCGTCGCTGGTCATCCGACGTCCTCCTGAGGTGGCAGCACTTCGATGACGACCTTGCCGAACGGGGCGCCACGGATCTCGATGCGCGGGGTGTAGTTGCCGTCGGCATCGAAGACCAAGTCGGCGTACCCCCACTTCTCGCGCAGGAAGCCGAGGAACATCCCCGTCTTCAGGGCGTGGTCGTCGTTCTTGAAGTTCGTTCGTCGTCGAGCCTGATCGGTCCATCCGAGATCGCTCATGTCTTGATTCGTTTCTGTGCAGGGCACGTTGGTTGATGGTTGGTCATTGCTTCTTCGAGGGTCTGGCGACCCACCCCGGACACCATTCCGTGGCATGCCGGGCAGGTCGCCGTCGGCCTCTTGGTCATCGGCTGCTGTCGGGGCGCTCGACGTACTCCCTGATCCTGGCGGGGATGACTTTGCTGGCATTGCAGTAGTCGCAGCAGCGGTCAGTGTCGTGCTCCCCGTACGGATCAGGGTTGTGCCCGTACCCGGTCGGCGGCTTGTCGACGTACAGCTGCGGCCACGGTTCGCATGGCTGGCCGCAGATGCAGCAGTCAGGCTGAGATTCCATCGTGCTCCTCGTCAGTCTCCTCGCAGCACCTCGGGCAGAAGCCTTCGGAGCAGTACCACTGAGGGTCGGTCGGATCACCACATCGTGGACAGGTGTCAGTCACCGGTCACCGCCTTCAACTGCTGTGCCAGCTGCAGCACCTCACCGATGACGTAGGCCATGTCCTTGTACGTCGAGCGCATTCGTGGATCGTCGAATGACTCCAAGACCGAGGTGAAGGTGGGCACCCGCTTGCGCAACTCACGCAGGTCGGCATCCATCTTCGGCATGACGTCGAAGGCGTGAGCGCAGTCGAAGCCGAACCACCAGATGTCATGCTCACGGTTCGGCCAGGGGACGTGGCAGATCTCCCCGCCCTCCTCGCACGCTGCGCTATACGTCAGCCCGCCATGCACCTCGATGTCGCTCACCATCGGGTCCATGTACTCGACGCGATGCAACGGGTGGTCAGGCCCGACACCGACGTAGCCGCACCACGCACCGCTCGGACCACGGTTGATCATGCAGTCCAAGTCGGTGAGTTCGTCGACCCACACGTCGTGGTCCGGCTCGGTGTTCCAGGGTCCTTCACCCCAGTCTTCGTGTGCCATCACTTCTCCTTGTTGGTTGGATTGAGTTCACCGAGCAACTCGTAGAGCGTGCTCAGTGTCTGCTGCAGCGCGTTGAAGCGCTGACGCAGGTCTTGTAGTTCAGCGAGCGCCTCGTCGCGCTCGCGTTCCACTTCCTTGACTCGGTCCTCGCTGACGAGCATGGCGATGGTTGCCACGGTGCTCCGCAGCAACTCCTCGATGGTCGAGGACACGTCCTTCGTCGGCTCAGGCTCAGGCTCAGGCTCTCGCCACTCGTTGTCATCGTCGAAGTCTCCGTCGATGTCGTACTCAGGCTC